CGTACATAGCTTATACAACGACATAGATCTAACTTACCTAGTTGGATACTGGAGAGCATTACTAGGAGGAACTAGTGTACAAGTAGTATACGGATACAAAAACAGAAACTTAGCATACACTAACGCTTTAGCTGCTAGTTGGGATACAGACATATCATAACAAAAAATAACTAAATAACTAAATTAAATTAAATTATGGCAACAAAAGGAACAAACGCAAAGATCAAAGAACTAAAGAGTGATAAACCTGAGAGAGTAACACAAGAAGATTTGAAAATGCTACAAAAATCCGTAAGCGATTTAAACCAAGCATACATAGAGCTTGGGAGAGTAACTTCTAGGCAGCACAACCAAATGCATCAAATAGCAGTATCACAAGATGAGTTTGAAGTTATAAGAAAACAACTCAAAAGCACTTATGGTGTTGATGAGATTAATATTCAAGACGGAACAATACACTATAAGGGAGATGTCGAAGTTAATTCGTAAAATATCTATAGGTAAAGACTATAAGAATGACGCTATGCACTATGCCGTGGGGCAAGAAGTGTATGGTGGTCATACTATCTGCGACATACTAGAGGAGAAAGATAAGTTTTCTGTTTATATTAAAAAAGGTAAAGATGTTTTACCGTGGAAAGATTTTAATAAAAACATGGCTGTATCAGTAGAATATAATCTACAGTACTAATGAAAAGTGTTTACGACTTTGTTGTAACGCCAAAAGGAGAAAGATACAACAACACTAAACAGCTAGACGGTGGAGAGCTAATATTAAACACTGAGATTTACAACCATCAGTTTGTTAATAGAGAAGCCACAGTTGTATCCACTCCAATAGTGGGACACGCAGAAATAAAACCCGGTGATACGGTTTTAGTACATCACAATGTTTTCAGGAGATGGCACAACGTTAAAGGTATTGAAAAGAATAGCAGAAGCTATTTCAATGAATCAACTTACTTTATAACTAAAGATCAAATCTTTTTATATAAAAGAGATGACAAATGGATTTGCCCTAAGGGGTATTGTTTTGTGGCACCAATAAAAGCTACAGACCAATTTAACATTGAATCCGAAAAACCTTTACAAGGTATTGTCAAACACTCTGACGGTACAGTTGAAGTAAACGATCTAGTTGGTTTTAGACCAAGTAGTGAATACGAGTTTATCGTTGATGGCGAGAGACTATATCGAGTTTTATCTAATTTTATTACAATCAAATATGAACATCAAGGAAACGAAAAGGAGTATAATCCAAGCTGGGCACAAAGCAGTTGAAGAGTTAATTAAAGTAGCAAAAGAAGCTATAGTCACTGACTCTGAAGATGACTTAACAGCTGACAAGCTGAAAAACGCCGCGGCATCAAAAAAACTAGCTATATTTGACGCATTTGAGATACTTAACAGAATTCAAGAAGAAGAAAACCTACTCGAGGGAAAAGCACCTGAAGAGACAGAGGAAAAAGCTTTTAAAGGATTCGCAGAAGGTAGATCTAAGTAATGTACGAGCAAAATTTAGTTAAGACGGTTGAGCCTATAAAGAAAACCACTATTTCAAGAATGAACAAAGGAAAGAAGTGGAAGTATGGTTATAACAAAGAGCAAGACTTAATAGTCCTTTCTCGCGATGGGCAAATAGGAGAAATCATACAAATACAAGATCTAGTAATAGCTCTACCTAAAACACCTAAGAACGTATATAAGGACGCGAAAGATAAATGGGTTAGGTTTGATCAACCTAAAGAATTAGAGCGCTTAAAAAACATATTTGACTGGAGAAGTTACCCGGAAAGCAATAAAGAAAAATGGCACGATTATATAGACGAGGAATTTAGAAGAAGGGAAGAAGGATTCTGGTTTATGAATAATGGTAAACCAACCTGGATAACCGGTACGCACTACATGTACTTACAATGGAGTAAGATAGATGTAGGCGCTCCAGACTTTAGAGAAGCAAATAGATTGTTCTTTATATTTTGGGAAGCTTGTAAAGCAGACAAAAGATGCTATGGAATGTGCTATCTTAAAAACAGAAGATCTGGATTTTCTTTCATGTCTTCTGCAGAAGCCGTTAACTTAGCCACTCTTGCAAGTGATAGTAGATATGGAATACTATCTAAATCAGGAGCTGATGCTAAAAAAATGTTTACCGACAAAGTTGTACCTATATCAATCAACTATCCGTTTTTCTTTAAACCTATACAAGATGGTATGGATCGCCCAAAATCCGAGCTTGCTTATCGTGTACCCGCTAGTAAGTTTACTAGAAAGAAGATCACGGCGAATGAAAAGCTCGAGGATATACAGGGGTTAGATACAACAATTGACTGGAAGAACACTGGGGACAATAGTTATGATGGTGAGAAGTTAGCATTATTAGTACATGATGAAAGTGGTAAATGGGAGAGACCAGACAACATACTAAACAACTGGAGAGTTACAAAAACATGTTTAAGATTAGGTAGTAGGATTATTGGTAAGTGCATGATGGGATCAACATCAAATGCTTTAGATAAGGGAGGTGAGAATTTTAAAAAACTATACAATGCTTCAGATGTCACAAAACGAAATAAGAATGGCCAGACAAAGTCTGGTTTATACTCTTTGTTTATCCCAATGGAATGGAACTATGAAGGATTTATTGACGAGCACGGAGCTCCAGTTTTTACTACTCCTGATGTCGATAGATTCGCACCAGACGGTGAATTAATAGATTTTGGGGTAATAGATAATTGGCAGAACGAAGTAGATGGTTTAAAGGGAGATTCAGATGCTTTAAATGAATTCTACCGTCAGTTTCCAAGAACTACAGAGCATGCGTTTAGAGACGAGACTAAAGGAAGTATATTTAATCTAGTTAAGATATACGAACAAATAGATTACAACGAAGAAATGTCTAGGACACTAGGTATTACTAGAGGTAATTTTCAGTGGGTTAACGGTATTAAGGATTCTCAAGTAATATTTTACCCAAATCCAAAAGGCAGGTTTAAGGTTAGCTGGGTTCCACCTCAACACTTGCAAAACAATGTTGTACTTAAAAACGGAATAAAACATCCAGGTAATTCTCACATGGGCGCTTTTGGTTGTGATAGTTACGATATATCAGGAACAGTGGACGGAGTTGGATCTAAAGGCGCTTTACACGGTTTAACAAAGTTTAGTATGGAAGACGCTCCCGCTAACAGTTTCTTTTGTGAATACTTGTCACGACCACCAACAGCCGAGATGTTCTTTGAGGACGTTCTAATGGCTTTAGTTTTTTACGGGATGCCTATATTAGCGGAGAACAATAAACCGCGTCTACTGTACTATTTAAGGCGAAGAGGATATAGAGGTTTTAGTATGAATAGGCCTGATAAGATATGGAACAAATTATCTGTAGCAGAAAAAGAGGTTGGTGGAATACCCAACTCAAGTGAAGATATAAAACAAGCCCACGCCGCTGCGATTGAAATGTATATACAGGATCACGTCGGTATAAAACAAGATGGATCGTTTGGGGATGTTTACTTTAATGAGTTGCTGAATGATTGGAGTAGATTCGATATAAACAAAAGAACAAAGCATGATGCTTCTATAAGTTCTGGCTTAGCTATTATGGCTAACAATAGACACTTGTATGCGCCAAATGCTAAGATAGTAAAAGCCCCACTAAACATGCATATCTCAAGATATTCAAATACAGGCGGTACGTCTAAAATAATCAAAAAATAATATGAGAGGTAGAGATGGTATAAATAATTTTTTCCCAAGCCAGGTTGTTAGCGATTCAGAGAAGATAAGCTACGAGTATGGTTTAAAAGTCGCGCGAGCAATAGAACAAGAGTGGTTTTCTAACTCTGGCAGAGGCGGTAATAAACATAGTAATGGTGTAAATAATTTTCATAGTTTAAGACTGTATGCTAGGGGAGAGCAGTCTATTCAAAAATATAAGGATGAGTTGTCGATTAACGGTGATTTGTCCTATCTTAATTTAGATTGGAAGCCTGTACCAATTATATCTAAGTTTGTAGACATAGTTGTCAACGGGGTAGCTGAAAGATTGTATGATATAAAAGCGTACTCGCAGGACCCAGCCGGCGTCAGTAAGAGAACAGAATACATGGAGACTATCCAGAAGGATATGAAACTAAAAGAATTTGATGCAACTACAAAAGCTCAATTAAACATAGACCTCTCAGAAACTCCACCAGAAAGTCTTCCTGACTCCGAAGATGAATTACAATTACATATGCAGCTTGATTATAAGCAGGCTGTTGAGATAGCTAATGAACAAGCTATAAACGTGCTGTTAGATGGTAGTAGGTATGAGTTGATTAAAAAGAGATTTTTTCACGATTTAACTGTTATTGGGATTGGGGCTATAAAAACAACGTACAATACTTCCGAGGGAGCTAAAGTTGAATATGTAGACCCTGCTAACTTAGTTTACTCTTACTCTGATTCACCATACTTTGAGGATATATACTATGTTGGAGAAGTTAAGTCAATACCTATAAATGAACTAGCTAAAGAATTCCCATTCCTAGAACATGAGGATTTAGAAGAAATACAGAAAAGTAACTCTAGAAATGGTCGTTACGGTAACACTAGTAACGATAGCGATGATAACAAGGTAGAGGTTTTGTATTTTAACTACAAGACCTATATGAATGAGGTTTACAAAGTTAAAGAGACGGGTAGTGGTGCTGATAAAGTTATAAAGAAAAATGACAAGTTTAACCCACCCGAGTCAGACGAAGGGAATTTCTCAAAACTACAAAGGTCAATAGAGTGTCTTTATGACGGCGCTATAATACTAGGTACTGATAAGTTACTTAAGTGGGAGATGGCTAAAAATATGATGCGCACAAAAAGTGATTACACTAAAGTTAAAATGAACTACTCTATAGTAGCCCCAAGAATGTACGAGGGAAGAATTGATTCTTTAGTTAATAGAGTTACTGGATTCGCAGACATGATCCAACTGACACACTTGAAGATACAGCAAATATTATCTAGAATGGTACCAGATGGTGTTTACTTAGATGCTGATGGCTTAGCGGAAATTGATCTAGGTAATGGAACTAATTACAACCCACAAGAAGCACTAAACATGTTCTTCCAAACAGGATCTGTTATCGGAAGGTCATTCACTCAAGATGGGGATCAAAATGCTGGTAGAATACCTATAACAGAAATATCAAATGGAGCAGGTGCTGGAGGTAAATTACAATCGTTAATAGGTAACTATAATTACTATCTACAGATGATCAGAGACGTAACTGGTCTTAATGAGGCTTCTGACGGATCCACTCCAGATGCCAAGTCGTTAGTTGGGGTGCAAAAGATAGCAGCAGCGAACTCGAACACCGCAACAAGACACATATTGCAATCTGGTTTATTTCTAACAGCAGAGACCTGTGAGGCTTTATCATTGAGAATATCAGATATACTAGAGTACTCTCCGACCAGAGATGCTTTTATACAAGCTGTAGGTGTTCATAACGTCGCTACACTAAAAGAGATGTCGGAGCTACATTTATCTGACTTTGGAATTTCATTAGAACTAGCGCCAGACGAAGAGGAGAAGCAATTGCTAGAAAACAATATACAAGCATCGATAACACAAGGAGCAATAGACCTAGAAGATGCTATTGATCTAAGGGGTATAAGAAATATAAAGCTAGCTAACCAGATGCTAAAAATAACTAGGACTAAGAAAGCAGAAGCCAAAGCGGCTGAAGCGGAGTCACTAGCAAAAACACAGGGCGAAGCAAATGCAGAGGCCTCTAAAGCTGCTGCTGAAGCTGAAACACAAAAAGCCCAAGCCGCTCACGCTTTAAACATAGAGTTAGAGCAAACAAAAGGACAGATCAAATCCCAACAAATGCAAGAAGAAGCTGCTATAAAAAAGGAGTTAATGCAATTAGAGTTTGATATAAACATGAAGCTTCAGAAAATGAACATGGATGAAGTTGACATGAAAGATACAGTGAAAGAAGATCGTAAAGATGGAAGAACAAAAATGCAAGCATCACAACAAAGTGAGCTTATCGACCAGAGGCTAAACAAGAAACCACCAAAGAATTTTGAATCATCAGGTAATGACATTATGAGCGGTGAATTTGGTTTAGGAGGATTTGGTCCTAAGTAGGAGTTATTAATTATTATTATATTATATTATGGAAGAAAACAAAAGAGAAGAACCATCGGTAGACAATACCGTTGAAAAACAAAAGATCAAAAAGAAGCCGGTTATGAAAAAGAATTTTAGCAATTCTGAAGATATTACAAAGGTGGATTTAAAAGAGCTAGCTGCTAAAGCCGAAGAGGTAGTCAAGGTTGATGAGGTAGTTGCAGAAGAAAAAAGTGAAGAAGCTGTAACAGAAATTACCGAAGAAACAGAGGCACCGCTGGAAGTTGAAGCTAAAGATACTCCAGTGTTAGAGGAAGTGACTAGTGAAAACGAAGAAGCTACAACTGTAGTTGAAGATAACGTTGAAGAGCCTGTAGAGGCAACTACTCCACTTCCTGAAAACATTGAAAAGCTAATGAGCTTCATGGAGGATACTGGTGGAGATTTAAACGATTATGTTAAGTTAAATAAGGATTATTCAGAAATGGATAACTTGACTTTACTAAAAGAATATTATAAAGAATCAAAACCTCATTTAGATGCTGATGAGATTGGTTTTTTGATGGAAGATAAATTTTCTTTTGACGAGGAGGTAGACGACGAAAGAGAGATAAAAAAGAAAAAAATAGCGATGAAAGAGCAGGTTGCCGGCGCTAAAGAACATTTAGACGGACTAAAGTCTAAGTACTATGAAGATATCAAAATGGGTTCAAAGCTTACGAGTGAGCAAAAGGATGCAATTGATTTTTTTAATAGGTATAACAAGGAGGAGGCAGGTAATAAGGAAACAGAATCAAAATTAAAATCTAGTTTCTTAAAGAAGACCGAGCAGGTCTTTAACGACAAATTCAAAGGTTTTGAATATAACGTCGGAGAGAAGAAATATAGATTTAACGTGAACAATGCTAACGAGGTTAAAAAGACTCAGGGTGATATAAACAACTTTGTCAAGAAGTTCTTGAACGAAGATGGTGAAGTATCAGATGCCAAGGGTTATCACAAATCTCTTTACACAGCTATGAACGCTGATGCTGTAGCTAAACATTTTTATGAACAAGGTCAAGCTGACGCTTTAAAGAATAGTGTCGCTAATGCCAAGAACATAGACATGAGCCCTAGGCAATCTCACAGTGGTGATACTAACACTAGTGGGTGGAAAGTAAAAGCTTTGGGCGATGACTTTGCTAACTCAAAATTTAAAATTAACAAAAAAAAATAATTTAAAACAAAACAATTATGGCAATATCAAATCCGGGTCCTGGTCATTCAGGAGTCGCGGGTACTTTGAATAGTGTACCAGCTTCGAAAAAAGCAACACTATCTTCAAATTACATCGATTTTACAAGTGGCTCAGGTAACGACTGGGGACAACAATATTTACCAGATCTTATGGAAAAAGAAGCTGAGGTGTTCGGAAGCAGAACAATCGCAGGATTTCTTGAAAAAGTAGGAGCTGAAGAGTCTATGACTTCTGATCAAGTAGTTTGGTCTGAACAAGGTAGATTACACTTATCATACATTGGAACACTAAATACTGGATCAAGTGTATTTACAATGACTACTGATATAGATGGAAACGCAATCGCTTCAGGCGAGCACGGTATACGTATCAATGACATGGCTATTGTGGCTACAGCTGAAGGTACTATAAAATGTTTATGTACTGCGGCTAACGCAACTACAGCAACTTTACTTCCTTATGAACAAGCTAACATTGATGACGCTGCTGCGTTTTCTGTTATATCAGCTGCTCCTGCAACTGTATTGATAATAGGTTCTGAGTACGGAAAAGGTAAGCAAGGTCAAGGTGGAACAACTTCTGTTACTCCTGGTTTTGGAACTGTTAAGCCAACTCATACTTCTTTCTCTAACAAACCAATCATCATTAAAGATTACTTCGAGATCTCAGGATCTGATGTTTCTCAAATCGGTTGGGTAGAGATTTCTGGTGAAGATGGGCAGAATGGGTACTTATGGTACTTAAAAGCTGAGGGTGAGACTAGATCAAGATTTACTGATTACTTAGAGATGACAATGTTAGAGGCTGTTAAAGGTATTGCAGGCAATTCTACTGCTGAGGGTACTATTGGTACTGCTGGTGATACTTTTGGTACTGAAGGTTTATTCGCTGCTGTTGAAAATCGTGGTAACGTTACTACTGGTATTACTGGTATTAACCCAACGACTGATTTAGCTGAATTTGATGCTATCTTAGCTGAGTTTGATTCTCAAGGTGCTATTGAAGAAAATATGATGTTCGTTAATAGAGCAACTTCTCTTGCAATGGATGACATGTTAGCTTCTATGAATTCTTACGGCGCTGGAGGTACTTCTTACGGAGTATTCGACAATGAAGAAGATATGGCATTGAACTTAGGTTTCTCTGGTTTCAGAAGAGGTTCTTACGACTTCTACAAGTCTGATTTCAGATACCTAAATGACAAAGCTACAAGAGGTGGTGTTAACGCTAGAGATGCTGTCGCTCCACTTAGAGGGATTATGATCCCAGCTGGTGTATCAACTGTTTACGATCAAACTTTAGGTAAAAACTTAAAAAGACCGTTCTTACATGTTCGTTACAGAGCTTCACAAACTGAGTCTAGAAAATTAAAGACTTGGACTACTGGTTCTGTTGGCGCTGAAACTTCTGACTTAGATGCAATGCAAGTGCATTACTTATCTGAGAGATGTTTAATCGTTCAGGGTGCTAACAATTTCATGTTGTTGAAATAAGCACAATTTATTAAGGAGTCGGGGCTTCGGCCTCGACCCTTTATTTTATTAATTTATATTATATTATATTATGGCTAAAAAAGCTAACACAAAGAAAGTTGAGGTTGAACCTCAAATAGAAACAATGGAAGAAGTAGTTACAGAATTTTTTGAAGACACTGTAGTTGCAGAACCAAAAAAAGTTGTTAAAGAAAGATCTGAACCAACTCCAAAAATCATTAATGATTGGGAGATTAAGGATAGGACTTATCTTTTAAAAGGTCAAGGAAAACCCTTGTCATACATTGTTAAATCAGCTAACATACACTACTTCGACGAAGAAAAAGGGTATGAGAGGGAGCTAAAGTACTGCTCCAATCAAAGAACTGTATTCGTTGATGAAATGAAGGGTGATCAAAGATTAGAGCATATTATTTTTAGAGCTGGGGTTTTAATGGTTCCTAAGAATAAAACAGTATTACAAAAATTACTATCAACATACCACCCACATAGAGATAGGTTGTTTAAAGAGTGGAAGCCTGTAGAAGAAGCTACGTCACAATTGGATTGGTTAGAGTTTGAGGCAGACGCTTTGCACGCAGCCAAAAATTTAGAAATTGATCTAGCAGAAGCGGTTATGAGAGCTGAGATAGGTTCTAGAGTGAGTACGATGAGTTCTAGTGAACTTAAGAGAGATTTGTTGTTATTCGCTAAGAGAAACCCTCAACTGTTCTTAGAATTAGTTACTGATGACAATATCCAACTCAGGAACTTTGGTATAAAAGCTACTGAAAAAGGTATACTAAAACTATCTGAAGATCAAAGAATTTTCACTTGGGGTTCAACGGGTAGAAAACTAATGAACGTTCCTTTTGAAGAGCATCCTTACTCAGCTTTAGCTGCTTGGTTTAAAACCGACGAAGGTATGGAGATATATTCTAGCATTGAAAAGAGAATGAATTAACAACAAAAATAATATGGTCACCCTTCGGGGTGATCATTTATTAAATATAATTTTATGGGAGAAAAATCAAAGGGTTTAGGAGACTCAATTGAAAAAATAACAAAAGCAACGGGGATAAAAAGTATTGTAGACGCTGTTAACAAAGCTAGGGGAGTTAAAGACTGTGGTTGCAATAAGAGGAAAGATGTGTTAAACAAAGCATTTCCCTACAAAAAATAAAAAAGAAATACTATGATTTTTATAGATACAGTTTATCAAAGGGTTTTAACTTTAGCTAATAAAGAACAAAGGGGTTACATAACGCCTCAAGAGTTTAACCTGCTTGCCAACCAAGCTCAGATGGAAATATTTGAACAATATTTTTATGATGCTAAGTCGGAAGATAAAAATCTTAAAAATTCAACAGAATTCTCTAACGTAGACGAAATGTTAGATGAAAAAATATCTGTTTTTAAAAACAACCAAGTAATTACAGTGTCCGGTGGTATAGGCGGTCTACCAGCAGATCTACATAGACTGGGCTCTTTATATATAACAGGGACGTTAGTGGAGGTAGAGCAAGTTACCGAAGAGGAGTTGATGTACTTACATCAATCACCACTAGCAAGGCCAACTACAGGTTTTCCAGCATTTATAAGAAGTAAGATAGACCAAGTAACGCTTTATCCCCCAACCATAGCTGGTGTGAGCTGTAGGTATATAGTGCGCCCCAACAAAGTAGCTTGGGGGTATATAGTTTTAAATGAAAAAGCACTGTATAATGCGCCATCATCTGTAAACTTCCAACTACATGAAAGTGACGAGGCTGAGCTTGTATATAAAATACTAGCACTAGCTGGTATAGTTATAGCTAAAGTAGGTATAAAAGATATTGCTAACCAAGAAATAACAACACAGAAAGCACAAGAAAAACAACAATAAAATATGGGATTATATACAGGTAACTTAGCTAATTATTACGGTGGATTAGAGGAGCAAGGCGCTTATCAATTTGTATCCATGACAGATATTATAAACAACTTTAGAGTTGCGTACGTAGGTGAGGACAAGATAATATCAAAAATATCTAGAGCTGATATCAAGTTTCACGCTATGAGAGGCTTGCAAGAATTGAGCTTTGACACGTTAAAGTCATGTAAGAGTTTAGAGTTGTATATACCACCAAGCCTGCTATTCCCTATACCACATGACTATGTTAATTATATAAAGCTAACATGGACGGACGCTAATGGCAAGTGCCACCCTATAAATAGTTGTAGAGAGTGTTTTAAAGATCCAAAATCCTACAAACAACGTGACAAAAATGGCTTAATAGACGTGGGTGGTTCTAGAGATGGTAAAACAGAGAGTGTGTTAGTGACCGCTGCTTATGGTGAGGATTGTATACATGATAAAGGAGAAGATTGCGACCCTAGCAACCCGTATGACTGGAGGATATGGCACCCAGCTGTATATGAAGATGTAGTTACACCCGGTGGTTTTGATCATGACCCCATTGTTAGGTCATCATCATCAACTTGGTCTTTAAATATAAGACAAGGTAGTGGTAATTTAAACAGTAGTGGCACCGACTATGCTAGAAATGTAGGAGCTAGATATGGACTTGACGGTGGAGATGCTAATATCAATGGATCGTACTGGATTAATTGTAGAACAGGTAAAATCCATTTTAGCTCTAATTTAGCGGGAAAAACTGTGATCTTAGAGTACATAAGCGACCACTTAGGTACTGACGACGAAATGAAGGTTCATAAGTTTGCTGAGGAAGCGATGTATAAGCACATAGCCCACGCTATATTAAACACGAGAGCAACTGTTGACCGTAATATTGTTGCTACGTTTAAGAAAGAAAGGTTCGCGGCTATTAGAAGCGCTAAGATACGCTTGTCAAGTATTAAGTTGTCAGAGATAACACAGATACTTAGAGGGAAGTCAAAATGGATTAAACACTAAAATATGGCACAATCAAATAGAGGTTTTCAGAAGAGTAAGATGAATAAAGACGCAGATGAGAGAACTGTGGCTAATGGAGAATATAGAGACGCTTTAAATATACAAGTGTCAGCTTCTGATGGTTCTAATGTAGGTTCTGCACAAACTATACTAGGTAACACGTTGATATCTGGCAACATGGTGCCTGGAGGTAGTACTGTTGTTGGTAGCATAGCACACAACAAAGAAGACAAAGTTTACTATCTAGTGGCTGGTCCAAAACCAACAGCAGCAAGCTGGAATCAAAAAGGATCATGGAAGGACTACATAATAGAGTTTGATATAAAAAAAGAAAGTTTTAAATACGTATTTGTTGATATATACCAATCTAATGTTGAAAGTAACACTGGTGTAATCAGTAGAGATATACCTGTTAATATAGGAACCCCTAGTTTATTTGACTCTGTTAGATATGAAATGGTAGTGCAGGGTTTTGATAGTTCTGGTATGCAAATCATAACATCCGACCCTTCAAGTAACGTTGAGGTTATTAGCACATCGGTAACTAGCTCTACAACTGGTATAGTTAATATATATAGTACTACACAAGATTTTAACAGCATACCAACACCATCAGGTACTTGGTTAAACTGTAAGGCAGAGAGAGTGTTGAATTTTGATAAAGACCATTTAATAACAGGTATCAACATTATTGATGGAATGTTATTCTGGACAGATAATCACACCGAGCCAAAGAAGATAGATATAGAGAGAAGTATTAATGGTACGGGTGGTGGTAGCCCATTACCGCCATTATTAAGCTACACGTTCCCTGGGGACTCTGACCAGTTTCACACTAGGCTATGTATAACGCCTGATAAAACAAACCCATTAAGAGTAAAACCTAGGAATGAAACAGAGCCTTGGTATATAAAAGAAGCTAACATCACTGTTATAAGAAAAGGCCCTGTAATACCTCCTTCGTTAGAAATGTCAGAACACGAAGACGGTAGAGCTGGAGCGACTTACTCTGAAACAGATGGTAGTCCAAGTGGTATATCTGGTTGTCCAAACGTTGGGTGTACTAGTTCTACAACAGCGCAAAATTCTTGGAGTATAAATCCCCCAGCTGGTCCAGATAGAATAAAGAAGGCCGGGGACACCATAGACCAAGTATATGTAGTTAATCCTGTTGATTGGAGAATTGGTGACATGATACTTTTTAATCAGCAAGAAGATATAAATAGCGCCGAGGGTTTTATAGACCACGACGTTAGAGCAACAGTCACTTCAACTCCGGGTGGAGCATCAACCGGTCCATACTCTTTTGAAATACAATCTATAGATAAAGACGCTATAGATCAAGAGCAGAAGATGTGGAACATAAGAATGGAGGAGAAAAAACCTATGTTTGAAATGAAGTTTGTTAGGTTTGCTTACAGATATAAATATGAAGACGGAGAATACTCTACATTCTCACCTTGGTCTCAGCCTGCTTTCATTCCTGGAGAGTATGATTACCTACCTAAAAAAGCTTACAACTTAGGTATGACGAATCGCCTTAGGCAATTAAAAATTACTAACTACTTATTAGAAGGTCACTATGGTATATATAACGATGTTATAGAGATTGACTTGTTATACAAAGATGAAGTTGGCCCTCAAGTTTATGTCGTTGAAACACTTAAAATGACAGATGGTTGGGGTGTTGATGGTAGCCCTGACTTATGGCCTGATAAATGGAAAGATTGGCCGGTAGAGGATACAACGTTACGTCGCAAACGTGGAGAGTATAAAGTTACTTCTGAATTAATAAGCAAAGTAGTACCATCAAACCAAATGCTAAGACCCTGGGATAATGTACCTCGTAAGGCACTAGCTCAAGAGGTAACTAGTAATAGATTGGTCTATGCTAACTACATGCAAAATTTTAACTTAACGAGTCAATATACTGATAACGAAGTAAAGCCAATAATAAATTTAACTCTAAGCGTTAAAGATGCACCCTTAAATGATCCAGACTTAACGGGTGAAGAAGATTCATTCTCAGTGTTATCACTGGAGGAACAAGTGGGAAACCTAGAAGGCTTTGCTAAAGGTGTTAAAACCGTTAGATCACTAAGAACGTATCAGGTTGGAGTTGTATACGGCGATAAGTATGGTAGAGAAACACCTGTGCTAGCCGGTAAGGATGGTGCTGGTAGTTTAACTATAAACGTAGAAAACTCTAGTACTATAAACAAGTTGAAAGCTTGGGTGATAACTGATGTACCAAGCTTCGCAGCATACTACAAGTTCTATGTTAAAGAAACATCTAACAAATACTATAACTTAGCTATGGACCGTTGGTACCTCGCTGAGGATGGTAATATATGGATATCTTTTGCTAGCGCGGATAGAAACAAGGTGGATGATGAGACAAATATCATACTTAAAAAAATGCATGATACTCACGAGCCGGTTACGGATTTAGCTCGTTACAAAATAATTGCAATAGAAAACTCTGCGCCTAAATTCATAAAAACCAAAGTACATTTATACGGCCAAGTACAACCTAGTGCTACACAACTAGGTTCTGCTAGTATTGGTTTTCCCATGGAATTTTACAATGTTCTACACTTACATACAGGCTCAACAAATATGACCGAAGTTGAAGAAGCTTGGGGAAAAGATAATACTGCTGGTGGTGGTGGTAAAGGTACTATAACAGATAAAATCTCTTCTGGATTTATATACATAAGAGTTAGAACAAAAACAGTTAAATCTAACTGGTACCAACTTGCTTCTATGGCAAAAAGTGGTTCGTATTACAAGATGAAACTAGTTAAGACATTCAAGAAAGATGTTGCATTTGCTGGGGGATCTTACGCTAATGCGGCTTCAGATTTAAGAGTAGAATTCTCCTCTCAATTCCCAGAGGATAAGCCTGAGTTTGAGGGAAGATATTTTGTAAAAATATATAAAGATTTAATACTAATGAAGTGGTTGTTACAGTCTAAGAAAAAGAACTACAGGACTATGGCTGCTCGTCCATTTCATTACTTTAATCAAAGAAAAATTAACCAAACCCGTAGCTCTACTGGTGCACAAGCTTCTTGGGAGTCATCAGGTGTAAATGTGGCAGGTGAATTTGATGCTAGTGGTGGTAGCCACCGTAACCCGTGTTTTAGCACCTCTGGTGTTTCTGTAACAAGCCACGGGGTTGATTCAATTAGTTCGTGCTCTAATCACTCCTCAACACTTAATAATAGAACGTTTTTCTACGGAATGAATAGTGGTACTCATACTAGTGGTATGGGTGGCGCGTGGTTTAACACAGGGTCTACCATAAAAAATGTGAGATATTGGGGTCAATCGAGCCGACATAAGTTTTTTATTGATGGACTTATAACCCGTGGTACTGAATCATCGGGTAATATTTGCTTTCCGTTTGCAACTGGACTTGGTTCTAATGCGGCTTGTGCAAATCTTTTTGGAAAACACTTCTTTAATGTTGGTAATAGATCAGATTTAACACATAGGCACGGTACTAGTACTAGTGGTAAAGGACAGAGAAGAGGTAGGGCAATAGAGGATGATGGTATGAAAATACACTTTGGGTACATTCACACTGGTGGTTGGGCTTGGAATAGCGCTGAGGATGAATCGTGGTATAACTTCATGACAACAAAAGGAACAATGTTTAGGTTTTCTGAAGACAAAGATGAAGTGATGTATGTTGTAACTGGATTTAACACTAGTTTAGATCAAAATGCTACTGGAGAAGGTAAGCACCATCTTCACTCCTCTTGGTCAAGTGGAAATGGAGGTGGTATTGGGATGGATAATGCTGGTAATAACCTTAGAAGGTTTAGCATAGAGATAGAGCAGATGGAGTACCCTGGTGTTGGACTACCATCGTATGTAGGTGGTGGAGCTGGATTTAGTGGTTATCACCCTTTAGGCGGTAAAACATCTACAAAAATCCCTGGAGTAGCTGAGCTAGGGTATTGGGGTGGTAGACCTGGGGCTACTAGTATCAACACTAGCGCTTTAGGTGGGGCGTTTGATGACAATAAAGACCTTCAAATCCCAACACCTCCTGACTACCAAAACGAAGTAGTAAAAGTTAATGGTAGTGCTGCGTCAAATTTGAAAAACGATGGCGCTGGTGGATGGGAGGCTGGAATAAGTGGGATACAACAGGCACGTAAGTATAGAATGCATCCAGCTAAGTTTCACAATATTGAAATTTTAGAAGAAGTGCCAGACGACGGGGATTGGAGCTCTAAAAATCCAGCCGTGTGGGAAACCGAACCTAAAGAAGATGTTGGTATGGATATTTACTACGAAGCATCACAAGCTATGCCGGTGAATGTAAATGCCTACACGAATGAACAGTTAGCACCTATAGGTAGCTTGGTAGAAAATGACTCTGGAAGTGACCTCCCAGGTGGACCATGGCAACTACATTCTTGGAGCGACACTACGTTCACTATGAGACTTCTTGATGGTAACACACCTCCTTCTTTCACTATACAGTCTGGAGATAGATTTAGGTTTACTAGACCGGATGGGTTTGTAAGTACTATTATAGTTAATACACCACCGGGATCAGCACCCTGGCCAGCTACTATCACTATTGCCAACTATAGGCTAAACGTTAGAGGTAACACCACAGCGGCTGTGCCCTCAACTCCTAACTTCGCTAACTCACCACACAATCAACCCGTAACTTTAAGTTGGCACAACGCTATTGCTTTTGGGAATGGAGTGGAATCAGATAGAATTAGAGACGACTTTAACGCGAATACAATATCAAATGGTGTCAAAGCATCTACTGTATTGGCTATACCATACCACGAAGAAAGAAGGAAAGCAGGATTAATACACTCTGGTATATATAATTCTACCAGTGGATTAAATAGTTTAAACCAATTTATAGCTGCGGAAAAGATAACTAAGGATATGAACCCTTCTTATGGTGGGATTCAAAAACTACACACTAGAGATAACAACATTGTTGTTATGCACGAAGATAAAATAATGAAAGTTCTTGCGAACAAAGACGCATTGTTTAACGCTGATCAAAGCAAAAACGTTGTTGTATCTAAAAACTTTTTAGGATCAGACGAGCCGTTCTCTACTAGATACGGTATGTCAACAAACCCAGAGTCGTTCGCTGTTGATTTAACAGGTAGAGTTTACTTTACAGATAGGACTAGAGCAGCTGTTTTAAGGCTGTCTAACGATGGTATAACAAACATATCTGATTATGGCATGAAGGATTGGTTTAACGACCACCTGAACCCAGAAACAAACACATTACTAGGTTCTTTTGATGAAAAGAAAGGGCTTTACAATTTGACTATTGATGGAGCTAGACAGCTAGCTGTTGATGAGGTGACAACTATAAACGATGGTGATGGTGGTGATAATGGTGTGGGTTGTGGTTGTGAAAATGGACCTGGAACAAATAGTAGTGGTGGTGCTGAAATAATAAGCACTGATGGAAACACTCTATACACGCCTGTATCAACAACGGTTAGTTTTAGTGAAAACGCTAAGGGTTGGACATCGTTTAAATCGTTTATCCCAGAAAATGGAATAAGCATAAACAACGAGTACTACACTTTTCTTGATGGAGAGATGTGGCATCACCACTCTAACTCTAGTAGAAATCAATTTTACGGAGATCAATATGACTCTAGTATAGACATTATTTTTAATGACGACCCTAGTGCTGTTAAAAGTTATAGTGGAGTGAATTACGAGGGAACTGAAGCTAGGATCACTGGTGACCTGTTAGATTCTAACTACTTTAATTTAAACGATAAAACTGGTTGGTATGTTGATACAATGACAACAAACCTACAAACTACAAACAACTTAGAGTTTAAAGAAAAAGAAGGGAAGTACTTTACAAGTATAAAGGGTAATACAACCACACTAGCTAATTTAGATGAAAACGAATTCTCGGTTCAAGGAATTGGTAATTTTAGAAACATAAGTGTTTCAGGACCAGCTAATCCCGAACCAGGAGATGAAGGTAGGGTCACTTGTCTAACCGTAACACCTATAATTAACTGTGACGAGGTACTTGGTTGTACGGATCCTTACGCAGATAATTACGATGCAAGTGCAACTACTGATGATGGATCTTGTGAATATCCAGTAGCGTGTATCACTAGTCATACCGACGACCCATCAAATCCTTATCCTGGTCATGACGGTACTCTTAATCGACCTGAAAACAGCCATCACTGGCATACATGGGTGCAAGGTGGAGAGACAGGAGGGTTCATACTAACGCCACTAGCAACAACAAGCTCATTTTCTACATGTACAACTTATTTAGAGTTTCATTTTGAGCATCCAGGAAGCAATGGTGGTGGACATAATTATGCTAGCACTATGGATAACGATGGAACAAATAGTAATATTGCAACGCTTACGCCTGGTGTGGGAATACCTCTTAATCTAACAAACACTAATTCTATAAGTTCGTCTGGAATGCCTACTATCTATGTGGATGAATTTGTTTTTGGATCTGATTGTGATGGAACATTTTACTTTGAGCTTTCAAATATACACAACAATTGTACCTCGACATTCAGCATAACTACACAAGAACCTCTAGCTAATGACCCGGTATCCCAAGGCGATCTTTGCCAGTATGTTGGTGGTTGGACTATGGATCCTTTAACTAGTGACATTTGGAACTATGATTATGATTTTAGCCCGATGCAAGTTTCTACAATGAGCAATCAAATACCCGCAAGTATTAACGACCACACTATTTTTACTGATATCGCACAAAACGGACAGGTTAGTAGTGAGGGTGGTTACGGAGTAATGAACTCACTACCATTCCACTCTAACTCAGCTCCAACAGCTCTAAGACCTAGATTTGGCTCGCAGCAAGGGTTAGCTAGTTGGTTACCTGAATACGAGATGCTTTATATATCAGACCCAGCTAATGGCTTGCAAAGCAATGATTTCCGAACAAAACAGTGGCCATACTTCTATCAAGGCGCTGGTAATGGTTGGCGTAGACCGGTAGCTATACAAACAAACCCAGGCGCTATGAATCCTGGTTCGTATTTAGCTGATGCTTATCAATCAATAATTGGAACCGGTGCAAATGGTAGTTGGAGATCAATATGCGCAGCGGGTCAGTACGCTGGTGGGACAAATACACTCTCAGGTAATATTATAAACGGTTGGAATCAGGATTGTGACCACGCTTTGTGTGGTACGCTAGCAGGTTACTATGGAAACTATGACTTTTCTGACGAAATGGGTTATGGTACTAATCAATGGTCAACCACTCCGGGGACAAATACAGGTCAAGGTCCTCAAAACATAACTGGAAATTGGGGCGCACAGCCATATCAAACCACCGGTCAAGGTTGTGATACAAATGGACAATGGTCAGGGTTTCTACTAACATTATACAGTTACGAGGAGGTTATCCATTACGTTAGACTACTAGCTCTTCACTGTGCAGATAATGAACCTGAGTTTGGAACTGGAAGTAATCACACAGCAACACGGAAGGGAGTTGTAATGGAATTTTTGAAAAACGCAACACTCTCCACGCCTTGGTACGGACCAGCATATATTGATCCCAACGGACATCCAATTACAGCATCTCCAGATCCAGCATACTCGGTAAACACCGCGTACGGTATAGAGGGATCGCTAAGATTTTGTTTCGATGACGCTAAATGCGGAATAATTTCTGACTGCTTTTTACAAACTGTATTTGTTAACTGTGCTGCTGGAGATGGTATTGGGAACAATGTCGGTGCTTCTGGGCCTTATGTAGCACCTTCTTACTTTGAAACCCACGTTGCTCCTTCACTCTGTAAAACAAATTTATAACTATGGCAAACTATACTATTGAAAGAAGACAAGAAGCTGGGCATGTTTATGGGTGCACTCCGTTCGCCACCACACAGGAAGGCGGTCAGATAGCGTCTCCAGGTGGGCAATTAGACTCTACTATACAGTGGAATATAAAAGCTGATAGTGGTTATGTTCTTGATATTAATAATTTTATTATTCCTGGAACAAGTTTATCTGGCGTTATCTCTCTTCCAGTAACACCACCGACAGCCGTGTACAACACTGGTTTTACAAGCCCTATTTTAGGGGCCTCATTTGAGGGATACTCGGACACCTTGATAGTTGTTACTCTTTTTTTAAGCCCATACCCTAGTTATAATATAACTGGAGCTAATTTTGTGATGCCAACATCACCCGTGGATATATCCGTTAACATAGAGGGCTGTGCGTTTTTAAAAGGCGAAGGAGTGCACTTGAGAATCATAGAGCCAGAAGATCCTCTTACTACTACAGAGATAGTTATACCGGAACAAAGACAACAGTACATAGCTCACAACACTTTAGATGACGGTGCTCAACGTATATCAGGCGTGTTAGAACCTACAGAGGATGGGGCTGAGATTGTAAGAGAAAACTTCATAATGAGTTATAGTGTTAGAGCAGCTAATGGCATGAGATACGCATATCCGCCAACACTGGATTTTAACGATGTAGACTATTACTACACATCTACACTTGAGTACAAAGATAGTTTATTCCCAGGTAGAAGTCAAGATATTTGTGGCGTTGTATTTGATATATTTAAAAAACAATAAAATGGCATATAAAAAAACAGGTATACAGCTTCAAAAAGATATAACTAAGAAACTTCTAGAATCTAAAACCAAGACAAGTAAGAAACCAAAGCTAAAAAGAAAAGAGAAGACAAGTGAAGCTAACGTAATAGATAGTGCCATAGAAACGTCTACAGGTAGAGATATCAACGAGCTTAGTTTTAATGACTTAAGTGAATTAGACAAAGACAAAAGTGCCACGGTATCACAAGATGATTTAGCGGCACTTGGTATAACCAACTTAGTAGGAGGCGAAGCTTCCATTGGTGAGGTTAAGAAGATTTTAGAGAAAAGACCTTTAGTGCCAGCACTGCAGGCTAGTGTTTTTAATTTAAACTACCAAATCGAGCCAGCGCCAATCCCTGCTATAAATAACCTATACTCGCTACAAACTAAGAGGGCAGATATTTTTAACAAATTCGTACCGGACAAAGAATTTCGATCAGATAAAAATCTACCATACCAAGGTACATCGTATCACATAAATAAGTTCCTAAACCAAGAAGCATCACGAATTGAAATCGTAGTGACTGGCGATGTGGGTACTGCTTATAAATTAGTTATAAAAGATAACACAAATAACACTTATTACAACGAGACAGTAGGTTTGTTTAGGACTGGTTTTCATGAGATTAGCGGTTTAATTGGAGAACAGGAGGATGTTAGGGGTACAACCAGCAGCGAGGTAGAGGTTATGATACCGATGAACATATACGAGACTGAGTATTATGTTTACCTCGTTAGCGATGGTGTAGTGCAACTAGGGCCTGGCTTGCCAACTGCGCAGATGCCTTGGGTAATAAACCAATTACCCGATGTTACAACTACCTTAGTACTTACTACTGAAGCCAACTTTGGGGCTATTGGTGGTACCCAGGTGATTAAACATAAGCCAGGTGCCTTTCTATCTAGTCTGAAAAATTCATCAGCCGCTGTTGGTAGAGACGGTGAGTCTGATGACTCTAGAATACAAGCGGTGCAGCCTAGTAGTTTTGGTGATGCTAACTTTACCCTAACAGTTGCGCCGGGAACTGGTGAGTATGATGTCATAAGCCTAGAAGAGAGTGTTCTTAATCAATTAGTTGAAACCCGTAGCATATATTCTAATGGAACAGACACTTATACCGCTACGGAGGTTTTAGAGCACAACCTAGTGATATCTGTTACTGGAAGCGGTACTGACATGAGAGGTAAGGTAACAGGTACAATGCTATTAGGGAAAAGTGGTATACGGAACTCTATTATATATATAAATACTGATGACTTATTTAATCTTGCTGCTAATTAAAAATAACACACATGGCTACATTAACACTAACATTCGCTCAACAATTAAACCATTCTTTACAAGTTGGTGACACGGCTTACTACGTAAACACCTCAACGTCATCTACTTTCACTGTTAACTCTTCCAGCGTAGTGCTAATAGGAACTGTAATATCACCACTCACAAACACGAGTTTTGTATGTAATACACTTCTAGCTCCATCTGAATACCCAACTGCTGACGACTATATATTTTTTACAAAAGATAACAAAGCAAATTTATCAAGTATACTGGGTTACTATGCTAGGGCTAATATAAGAAACAACTCCACCGATGAGGCTGAGCTGTTCCAAGTTAGTGCTGACTATTTTGAGAGTAGTAAATAAAACGCTAAAACTGTGACTATATATGTACTTTAATACAATACAATGGGACACAGCATAGAAAAACAAGTAAAAGAACAACCACTAACGAAAGCACAGAGCAAAGCTCAGTTTGAAGAAGTTACAGAGGAGTTAGGATTACTACACTCCTTTGATTTTGATGAAGCTTGGGATATTGGTTTAGAAATTAGGAGAAGAAAAGAATTTAGAGAGAACATAAGTGATTTAGAAAAATCAATAACAGAAGCTGACGGTGGTATGACGGGTGAAGTTTTGCACAAAGTAAATCCAGTGAAGCATTCTTTTGCTGGTGGGTGTTACATTAGGGAGATATACAACCCTGCTAACGAGCTTATAATAACAAAGATACACAAGAAAGAGCATCCGTTCTTTTTAATGAAAGGAGAGATGTCTATATTGACTGAGGATGGTATTGAGCATATAAAAGCTCCTTACCAAGGCGTTACAAAGGTTGGTACGAAAAGAGCTATATATACACACGAAGAATGTATATTTATAACTGTGCATGCTACAGACAACACTTCTATTGAAGATGTTGAGGAGGAGGTGGTTTGCACTAAGTATGAAGATTTACCAAAGGGATGTGATGCTTTAGATGTGTTAAGAAAAATTAATTTAAAAAAATAATGATATGAGTTTTGTAGTAGCGGCAGTAGGTGTAGGTGTTGGGGTCATGAAGTTTATGGGTGCTAGTAAAGCCAAGAAAGAAGCAGCAGCAGCTCAGAAAAAAGCTAAGGCTGAAATGGATAAGAAAAAGAAAGAGTATGAGGCTCTGGACACTTCTAATCTAGCGGCTAATCAAGAAAATAAAATGGAGGACCTTACCATTAACCAAAAAGGTATGGAGAACCAAGCTAGAACCTCTGCACAGAATAGATCTAATATAATGGATGGTATGAATGCTGCTGCTGGTGGTTCCGGTATAGCCGCTTTAGCACAAACCATGGCTAACCAAGGATCTAAAGATGCGGCGGCGGAAGGAGCTATGATCGGTGATCAAGAAGCAGCTAATCAAAAAGCCTCCTCACAAGAAGCCTCTAAATTACAAGCGGCAGAGGTTGAGGGCGCGGGTGCTGCAAGAGATTTAAAGTACAAGAAAACATCTAATCTAATGGGTATGGCTGCTGCCGACGCTAAAGCTGCAGGGGATGCTAAAGCTCAAGCTAGTAAAGATAAGATGAGTGCTATTGGTGGTATAGCCACCTCTGCAATTGGCTTGTCAGATAGAAGGTTAAAAACGGATATTGAAAAAGTTGGGGTGTCACCTAAAGGCATAAACATATATCATTTTAAATACAAAGATCCAGATATGGTGAAATCTTGGACTACCGAGTTTAACTCTGGTGGGTTTGATTTTCATGGTAAAATCCAAGGCGTTATGTCAGACGAAGTGCCTAAGGAAGCTGTTGGAGAATTTCATGGTTATGATTTCGTAAATTATAGCTTGTTAGATGTAGAACATAAAAACATAGTATAATTATGGCGGGAGATAACGCAGGAGGTACAACTAGTGAGTTCATGAAAATGGGCAAGATGATGGGTCAATCAAACAATCCTAGCAACAGTGGGATGTATGATGGCTTGGATAAAGTTACCGAGAAATTAATGGCTAATAAGCTAGCTAGACAAGCGGAGGTAAAAGGCGAGAGAGAGTCTCTTAGGAAAGAAAGAAAGTTAGCTGGGCAAAAACTTACAAATGAATTCACAGAAATGGGTCCTACTCTAAAGGTATTGGGCCCAGAATCTTTTGGACAAGCACAGACTGAGATAGAAGGTTTAAGACAGCAGATGTTTGAAGCTATTGATGCTGGTGATCAAAAAAAGATAGCAGAACTAAACATGAAGCTTAACGATATAAAAACGAGGCACTCTGGGGATGCTGAAAACCTAACTACACTAATAGATTCCTGGGAGTCAGATACCGTGAGTACAGACGCTATGACTAAGGAGAATATAGATGTTCTAACTAATTTCGCTGCAAACAAAACCAAGAAAGAAGTTTATGTGGAAAATGAAGATGGTGTTCCAGAGCTTAGGTATGAGTGGGATACTGAGGAGCCTTTATTAGACGAAACTACTGGCGAGCAACAAATAGACGAAGAAGGTAATCCAATGTTTGTAAAGGATCAAAAATCCCTAGCTGAAATGCAAGACATGCTAGTAACCAAGGATACTGTCAACGGTAACAAAATGCTAGATCTAGGTCAAGAGCTAAAGGTTGGTTATAAAGATAAATCACCAATGAGTGATGCTGACATAAAGCATAAGGTAGGAGAGATAATACCTCAAGATCCTAAAGCTATAAGAGATTGGTTACATGGTAACCCAGCTGAATTTCCAGGTCTAAACGTTCACGACTACTTAAGCGATCTAATGAACACAGATTATGGTACATTTGATAAATTAGGTATTGATTTAACAAAACCGGAGTATGCACATTTAGATAAAGACAAAGAAGGTGATGATGGTTATGGTACGGTTGAAGCTGACGAGGTTCCAGAGGCGTTTAGAGAAGAACTAATAAACAATGTACTAGACGTAAAGGATCTAGAAGTATCGCATGGTATTATTACCGAGATATATTCTAGTCTTATGAAAAATAATATGATGGGTATTAGTAATGAAGATCAACGTGATCCTAGCGAAACAACTATACTAGGCAACAAAGAGAGCTCTAGCGCTAAAGCTAGTAACGATGCTAATGAAACTCTTGAAAAATTAAAAAGTCTAGGTGATCCAGATTCGCCTATACATGCTGAAATAGCTAGAATGAATGAAGCACAAATAGCTACACACATACTTGGTTCTGGAGCAAAATGGACTGACGAGGTATATGATCCAGTAACTAAAGAAAAAATTACATTAGCTAAATACATTGCTGATGCTAAAAACAAAAAATCAAAACCCAACGAGCAGAACCCCAAGGATCCAATGGCGGGTATGACAGCTGCACAAAAAATTCAATACATAAAAGATAATAAATAATGCCTGAAACACCAGAAGAAACTCTTAAAGCTCCTTCGATGGAGGAGATAGAAGCGTCTAAAGCTAGAGGTGAGCAAACTGCTTTTAACAGGGGTCCAGATGGAGAACTGTTAGAAGAGGGTTATACAATGAACGATGCTGGAGAGGTTGTTTATGTTGGCGAAGGAGATGAGCCAGCTGCAACTACCACTGCGAATACTAATGAGTTAGAAGAAATAGTTCAATTCATGATGGACTCCGGACAGTCTGACAAGAGTATTAGAGAGGTTGTAAAAGCTTATAAAGAAGATTTCCCTGCGGATGAAGAAGTAAAGGAAGAAACACCACCGGCGGATGTCCCTGTGGAAGAAGACGTTACGGCATCCAACTCGGAAAACTATTCTTCGGATGGGAAGTTAAAAGCAGATAGTGAGGGTAATACAGTTGACGAATCATATAAAGGTAAGAAGGTTGAGGTAGACGATTTAGATGCTAGTGGATTGGTTGAACTTGACGAAGAAGATTTAGAGGCTTATTTTAAAAGAAACATACCTTTAGCATCTACTAACCAAAGTGGTACTCCTATGGCTGGTAATGCTGTTAGAGTAAAACTTCCAGGTATGGAGGAAGTTGAAATAGATAACAAAGCTTTTTCATTAAACCCATTTGGACCATCAAATGATGAGTTAAAGAAAATAGAGGCTGAGAAAATGCAAGCTTTAATAGATCATAATAAAAAGCTAGAAGGTATGCCATACTTAAATGCTTTTAAAACAGGTATTCGCGGTTGGGGTGGTAAAGGGGGTGTTGATTTATCTCAGAAAAAAATAGAACCAAAGCAGTTTAGTTGGATTCAACAAAATTACAAGGACATCATGGGTATTGATATTAGTGAGACTGAAAGTTCTAGTCAAGGGATTATCACTCATGGTTATAAGGTTCGTGATGGAGATGGTAACATGTTGTTTCAGGGTTCAGCAACAGAGTTGCAAGACTACATGTATAACAATCCACCTAACAAAGAGCAAACCAAACTACTAGCACAAAAAACAAAAGAAGGTAGAGAGAATAACTTTGGAGATAAAACCGTTAAAGAAGATATAGCTGCTCAAACAAACGAAGCTGTTGCCAGTGAGTTTATGCAAGCAAAAAGTGGTTATAGTACGTTAGTAGCGAATAATATGGGCATTGGTGCTGATGATATGTTTAATTCTGGAGAAAGAGAGTCCAAAAAAGTGAGTTCTATTTCAAGCGCCCTAGCAATGTATATGAGGCAAGGCGGGGCAAAGGATACTAAAAGCCCTACTGAGTTTGCTGAGAAATTTATAGAGTGGGGTAGTGGGCTGGACGCTGCTTTTATGTTAGAGGAGACTTTTGCTATGATTGGTGAAAACAAAGAAGGTCTTATAAACTCACTAACATTGCTGAAAGCTGATGATGGCAAGCTAATAAAGGATGGAGTTGCTGGGTTAAGAGTTAAAAATATTGCTAATATAAAAGAAGAGAACTTAAAGAATGGTGGTTTTCAGAATTTAATAGTAGCTAACGACATACACACAAAGGAGGAGTTGGTATCACAGCACGCTTTAACAAAAGCTGATATTAAAAAGTTTAAACCTACTATAGAAAAAGATACAGCTAAATTTAAAAAACAATACCAAGACATATATGATCAAGCTAGTGTAGATGGAATAACTAGCATAGATCAAAGTAAGGCCACTGGATTATTCACGGTTAAAGGGAATAACGAGGAGGTTGCAAAACAGTATCAAGCAGAGTTAAATGCCTTGAACAATACAGTTAGTCAAAAGCAAGCCTACTATAATTCACAAGGCACTGTTTTAAATGAGCAGTACAATTCTCAAATCAAGCAATTAGGATTAGCTGATGTAGAGCTAGGTAAATCAACAAAAAACTTCTCGTTGATGGATGCAGTTCAAGATGATATTGAATCTAGTTTTAGTGGTTTGGTTTATCAACCAGCAGCGTTATTTGGTAGCACAGCTGCTATGGATAAAATAACCACTAGTCAAGAGGTAAACGCTGAGTTGTATCCGGAGATGGACTTTTCGAAAGGCGGTTGGAATTACACAGCTAGAACATGGGCTCAACAATCAGGTGTGTTAGCTTTAGCTATCGCAACACAAGGAGCTGGTACAGCGTTAGGGTTAACAGAGGCAGCTATAGCTACAACTACAGCTACAATGTTTGGTGTTGGCGCTGCGGGTGGTAAAAGAGCGGAGCTAGAAGCTCAGTTGCAAAACGTCGACATGACACATCAAGCTATTCTTGAGTTAGAATCCATGAAGGAAACAATGGATCCAGAACAGTACAAGAAAGCAAGGCTAGCACTAGTTAAAGCTAGAGATGATAGTAACATGAGTAATACTCAAAAGTGGGGTTTAATAGTTTCCACGGGTATAATAGAAGGTACTGTTACTAGGTTTTTAGGTACAATACCTAATCTTAGTAAAACATGGAAAGCTGTAACAAGTCCTTTAGATGACGTGGCTGGATTAATTGCTAGAAAGAATTTACAAGCAACTGGTAGTGCTTTATTTCAAATAGGTAAAAGTGTTGGAGGTGAGATATTGGAGGAAGAGTTAATACATTTTGGTACCGCTGGTGCAGAAGCAGCTTGGTTAGGCAATGAAGTTGATTTTAGTGGTTGGCAAGATGTAGCTTTATCAGCTATTATGGTGTCTGGACCTATGAATGGTCCTGGTATGGCTTACTCGACATATGCTCAGCAAGTTGCCACTAAGGGCATGCGTGAAAACCACTATCGTATCACAAGTGAACTAGGTGATTTACGCGCTGAGTTACTAGATCTTGATATAAATAGTGAGACATATGCCGAAGATGAAGGAAGATTGCGAGATAAAAGACAAAGTTTACTTGGAGAATTAACTAGCATGAATAGTGAGATGGAACTCCAGGTTATGGGGTTAGGAGCCGAGAACATGGCTAGCATGGTTACTAATGGAAGACGTATTAGTGATTTAGGCAGGGAAGCTGGGGTTGACCCATCTTTAGACACAGATACACAAACAGAACAAGTTAAAGCTTATGCTGAGACATTAGAGCCTGATGCTAAAGAAGCTTTTATGAAAAAATGGAATTCTGCTATTAATGGTAAGAATGATTCATTTAACAAGAAAGCTGAGTGGAAGGATACTATAGAAAAAGTTTATGGTGATAAAGGTAAATCTATTTACGATGCTTTAGTGAAAGAAAATCCTGAGCTAAAAGATGCTACAGAAAAAGAGAAAGCTATAGCTGTACATGAGGAATTTAAAAAACAAAGAGTTGATGTAGCTATAGGTAAGGCTAAATCAAATCCAAATATAGTTGCACAAGTAGAGAACTTCATCTATGGTATGCCTTGGAAAGAAGCAGAGGGTAGAGGGTTCGAAAGACGACAAGGTGCGGAAAACAATGCTTACCAGAAGATAGGAGAGAGTGTACAAACTGATATAAGAACTGGTGTTAAGCTTATAAAAGAACAATCAAAACAAGCAGCAGGAGTGCTTGGAAACAAAAGATTAAGCGAACTAAAGGTTACAGAGGCTAAAACAGATCAAGAGCTAATAAAAGAGACGAATAGAGCTTATGATGCAATGTATGAAATACAAGCCGCTAGAATTGATGCTGGTATAGATGAGGATGTTAAAGGTATGTCTGATGCTGATAAAGAATCAGCTAAACAAGTTTATAGAGCTGACTTTGCTCACGAGGCAGAACAATCAATTGCTGAGATTAAATCAGGCGCTACTAACGGTGTTATAGTTGGTGGTGAGTATATAGTTAGAGATATAAAAGCTGGTAACACAGCTGTTCGTGAAGGGTATTTACTTGCTGGTACTGTTATGTCACATGAGATTTCTCACGCTGTAGATAATTTAGCTTTCGACAAAGCAGGTTTATTAAACTACGGGGAAAACCTATTTGATTACATGGCTGAAAACCACCCGGAGATACATGCTAATGTACTACAAGGTCAAGAGCAGATAAATAATTATAGTAGGCAGGGAGATGCTTTCCCTAATGGTAAGCAGTTATTTTTTGATGAGTACACTAAGATGGCTCAAGATATAATACAACGCCCAGAGAGTAAAAAAGCTTATGACAAAATACAAAAGCTTAATCAAAGCATGCCTAATGCCTTAAGAGCTATGACTAGGGGTGATTATGCTATCAACACACCTAGAGACGCAGCTGTTTATCTAGGTAGTTTTGTTGATGGCTTTAAGAATGATAAACTAGGTAGGTTACAAGAAAGAAAAATAGATGCTAAAGGCACTAAGGGACAAGTTGACATTAAAACTAAAAAGTCAGCAAACGTATCGCCAGTGTTACACTCCCAAGCTAACGCGGTGGGTAAAGAGGCTAACGATTTTTATGCTAACAGAGCTAACAATCCTGAGTACTCTTACGATATAGCTAAGTTGTTTGAACCTATGCTTGGAAAGTACTTAAATCGTATTGAAGCCGAAGGAGCTATACTGGGTAAGCAAGATGAGTATGGTCAAGTGAGTGGCGATGAGAGAGCTCAAAACATTGCTGACTACAAGATGAATGGTATGTACGCTAAAAGGGGTATTGTTGATCTTGTTGAAAACGGGTTTAACCCAGAGGAAATGATTGAAGTTATAGATCCTGCCACTGGAGAGACAGTTCTTGAACCCAACACTATATCTAAATACTTAAACGGTGTATTCCCGCAAAGGTTATCTGAGTTTACAAAAAATACTACAGTAGATTTTGGTGGGTTTAAAGTGGATATAACCAAAGCCGCTAACATTGTTACCACAGAGACAGATCAAGCTATAAACGATATACTTACAACTAGCGTTCAAGATCAACTGAACACACCTTTGCTGTCTGGTATAACTCTTAGCGCAGAACAGATAATAACGTTAAGAGAAGCCGTGTCAAGTATTGTTGGTAGAAAGCTACCAGCTATAGATGCTATTGTTTCAAAAAATAAATCCGTAACACCATTAATAGCTGCTTTAAAAAAAGAGCTAGCAATCAAAGGTAGTGACCTGCACAACTTAGTATACGAGATTATTGGTCAAAGTAAAGCGGAAGTAGAACAATTCTTAACAGACCCTAAGAATAAGAAAATGATGTTAGATGCTCTAACAACAACTTGGTTGGCTAAAAACATACCCATGGCTGTTCAGAAAGAAGTTAACGGTATTGGATACACGACTGATTTCAAAGGTAGAACAAAAGGAACTAAACCTGGTCAAATTAATTTTTGGAGATCATCTGAAGATGGTCCCTACAAAGGTATGACTGATGGTAAGCAAAAGATTAGAAGAAACCCTAACGCTATAAAGGATGTTTCTAATGCCATGTTGTTAAGCATGTTTAACAAAGGTGTTACTATGACTGATGTTAAAAGAGCTGGTTTAGAAAAACTATCTTTAGCAATAACTCAAGAGTTTGGCTTAGAAGCTTTTAAAGCTGACATGATAAACGAAGGGCCACTGAAAGAATTATTTGTTGGTAGACAGGACTTGTTTGACAGGACATTGGCGGGTAATTTTGTAGAAGAGTTTGTTAGACAAACCGAGAGAGGTGTTACTAAGCGCTCTGAAAATTATCAAAAAAATTACGATTTAGGTAATCCAGAAGATGCTCTTACAGAAGAGCGAGTTGGAGTAGCTGCTTACGCTTTGATTAAGGATGTAATACAAAACTACGATAAAAATAAAAGATACGGTGGTCTAGAAGCTAAGCTAGAAGGATACCCTAGTTATATGGTGGAGGCTTTTACTGAGGCGGGAATATTTGAAATGTTTGACACTGAGCGCAAGGCTAAGTTTGTTGGCCCAACAAAAGCTATGAGTTGGTTTGGTTTTGGTAAGGCTAAAGAAACATACCTTGAGAATGGTACTCAAAGTAAAACCATGAAAGACCTTCAAGCGCGTAACTCTAGCGAATTGATTAAACAACTACCACCACAATTAGTTAGAAAGCTAGGTCCAGAGTTTTTTGGTTTAGGAAGTGAAAGAGGACTTGATGGATCTTTTAAAAAAAGAAAAGGTGGGAAGGGCGAGTATAATTGGTTACGTATAGAGTTTGATGAGGCTTCAAAACCCGAGCTTGATTGGAAAGATAATGATCCTAGACTAGTAGATGATAAAGGAAAAAGTACTTTGCCTTTTGATATTAGTAAAGTTGAAATGTTAAATTCCAGTAGTGGTTTAATGTCTTCTATAGAAACTATACAAGACATGGCTGTTCCAAAGAGTAAGAAAATAGAGTTAATGGGAAGGTTAAAATCTAGGATTGATGGAGCAAACACAAATAATAAAAAATTCTTAACATGGGTTTTAGCTGAGAACGCTAAGCTTGTGGCTAACAATCCTGAGTTCGCAGCTGGGTTAGCTAGTTTAATGCAAGGCGCTACAAATAACGTTAAGGGTTTCAGAGGTTACACCGGTCTTGGTATGATCAAAATTATGGATGGTTCACAAGCACCTTATTTAACCAAGGATGGTAAACCAACTAGAGTGAACACTGGGATTGTAAACACAGGGCATCCAGATTATAAGAGAGCTCTAGAGTTTACCAAAGGAGACGCTGAGCTAGCGGGTGAGTTAATTATATATAAAGGCGAACACATAGACCCAAGCGCTAACGTTAACCAGAGATTGTTTAGCCTTACTTTAGAGCTAGCTGATATGCTTAGTACTAATCCAAAGGCTGTACATAAACAGATACTAAGTGAGTATCAATCTAAAATGGGTCAAGAAGTTCAAAACTTTGATCAATCTTTAGGTACTAAGTTGGATTCTGATATGCAAGACGCTGCTCTTACTTCAACTAATGAATCAGCCTATGCTAGAAATCTAGTTATAGAAGATCAATTGAAACACTATGTTAACACTGAAAACTTTGGAGTTGTTGAGGATGTAGTAAAAAACAAAACCATTGGCATGTTACAACTTGTTGGTATATCTGAAAGGTTGAAAGCTAAAAGACTTCAGAATGCAGAGACTGAATCTAGGAAGTCTAAAAACCCTAATGGCATTACAGTATTAGATTTTGATGACACGTTGGCTACGAGCAACTCTGAGGTTCTCTCTACATCTCCAGAGGGTGTTGTTAGAAAGTTGACCGCAGAACAGTTTGCAAATGAAGGTGCCGATCTACTAAGCCAAGGCTGGACTCATGATTTTTCAGAATTCAACAAGGTTGTTGATGGGAAGATAGCATCGTTATTTCAAAAAGCATTAAAATTACAAGGTAAGTTTGGTAATAACAATATGTTTGTGCTAACCGCTAGACCACAAGAGTCTGCTCAGTCTATATATGAGTTCTTAAAAGCTAATGGTTTAAATATACCATTAAAAAATATTACTGGCTTAGCTAACTCAACCGCTGAAGCTAAAGCTCTTTGGATAGCAGATAAAGTTGCTGAGGGTTATAACGATTTCTACTTTGCTGATGACGCAATGCAAAACGTGGATGCTGTTAGGGAAATGCTAGAAAGGTATGACGTTAAATCTAAGGTTCAGCAAGCTAAAAGATCAGCTAACCCTAGTTTAGAGTTTAACAATATAATACAAGAGAGTACTGGTGTGGAGTCTTTGAAACAGTTCTCTGAAGCTCAAGCTAAAGTAAGAGGTGCTAAAACAAAGTATAAGTCTATTATACCTGCTTCTGCTCAAGATTTCTCTGGATTACTATATAGTTTTATTGGTAAAGGTAAAAAAGGAGAGGCTGATATGGCATTCTTCAAGAAAACATTAATAGATCCTTTCGCTAGAGGTATAGATCAACTAAATGCCTCAAGACAAGGCGCTGCTAATGACTATGCAAACCTAAATAAGACGTTCCCTGAAACTAAGAAAATAATAAACGACAAAATCCCTGGAAGTGAGTTCACTGTTGACCAAGCTGTTAGGGTGTATCTTTGGAATAAAGCGGGTTTTGAAATACCAGGTTTATCAAATAGAGACCTTAACATGCTTGCTAGTGTTGTTGAGGGCGACAGTGAATTACAAGCCTACGCAGATGGGGTTGGGCTGATATCCAAGCAGGAGGATGGTTACTCTAGGCCTGGAGAATATTGGTTGGCTGAAAACATAACATCCGACTTACTTAGTGATGGTGCTATTGGGGATGCTAGAGCTGACGTAATGGCTGAGTGGCAGCAAAATGTAGACCAAGTGTTTTCAAAAGAAAACCTTAATAAGATAGAAGCTATATACGGTAGTAAGTTTAGAGAAGCTCTTCAAGACATTTTGTATAGAATGAAGACTGGTAGAAATAGACCAGCAGGTGGAGGTAGAATGGTTAACCAGTACATGAACTGGGTCAACAACTCTGTTGGTGCTATTATGTTCTTGAACATGAGATCGGCAACATTGCAAACTATATCTATGACTAATTATGTAAATTGGTCCGATAACAATCCGTTGAAAACAGCTCAGGCATTTGCTAATCAACCACAGTTTTGGAGCGACTTCTCTATGATATGGAATTCTGACTACTTAAAGCAAAGGAGATCTGGTAACCAAAGAGGTATTAATGAGGCTGAATTGTCAGCTGCGGTCGCTGGTGCCGAGAACAAAGCTAAAGCGGCTTTAAACTATTTACTTAAAAAAGGTTTTACCCCAACACAGTTAGCGGATAGCTTTGCGATATCAATGGGTGGTGCTCCGTTTTTTAGAAACAGAACCAACAAGTATGTCAAAGAAGGTATGAGCCAAAAAGACGCGGAGGCAAGAGCATTTTTAGATTTCCAAGAAACAACAGAGGTTTCTCAGCAATCAGCTAGACCTGATATGATATCTCAACAACAAGCATCTCCACTTGGTAGGTTGATATTATCATTTCAAAATACTCCAATGCAGTATGCTAGGATAATGAACAAAGCCACTAGAGATCTAGTTAATGGTAGAGGTGATACTAAAACCCACATTTCTAAAATAGCTTACTACGGGTTTATTCAGAGTGTAATATTTGGGTCGTTGCAATCAGCGCTTTATGCTTCGCTAGGAGATGATGATGAGGAAGTTTTTGACAAGAAGAAAGAAAGAATAATAAACCAAATGATAGACTCATGGTTAACTGGTATCGGATATGGGGGTAAAGCTATTAGTACTGTTAAAAACTCTATAAAAGAATATTTAAAACAAAGGGATAAAGGCTTTAGAGCGGATCACGCTTATACCATATTGTCTCTTCTTAGTTTCTCGCCACCTATAGGTTCTAAACTACGTAAAATATATTCATCAATAAAAACAGAGGAGTTTAATAGGGGTGTGTTTTCAAAACGAGGTTTATCTTTAGATAATCCAATTTGGTCAGGTATTGGTAATGTTGTAGAGGGTTTTACAAATGCTCCGCTTGGTAGGATATCTAATCTAATGTTGCAATTAGATAACGCTATGGACTCTAACCACAAATGGTGGCAGCGTGTAGCTTTGATACTAGGGCAGAACACTTGGGATCTTGGGATTAAAGATCCAGACATAGAAGCTGCTAAAAACGAAGTGAAGGAAGAAAAAGCTGTTATCAGTAAAGAAAAGCAAAAAAAGAAAAAAGAAGAAAAAAAGAAAGAAAAACAAAAAGAAAACGCAGTCGTAATAGAGGAAAACAAAAAGAGAAGCAAGAAAGATGGCGTTTGTTCTGCGGTAAGTAAAGGAGGTAGTAGGTGTAAAACAAAGGTGGTTGAAGGTAAGTTGTTTTGTACAGTGCACGAGAAAACCGAGCAAAGGTCAGATGGTAAAAAAACACAATGCCGAAAAAGAAAATCAGACGACACTAGGTGTAAGATGAAAACCACAAACAAGAGTGGTTATTGCTACTACCACGATTAAGTAAACAATTCAAAAAATAAGTGATAATATAAAGATGGTGAAAAGACTAATAATATTGCTCTTACTAGTATCAAATCTAGTAACAGCCCAATCATTTGATAAAGAAAGTGTTAAGAAGCTGTTTAAGTTCTCTACATTTTATGCTGCGATAAACGGTGGTACATCACTTTCTGATGTAGACGTTTTTTCCGTAAACAACGGCTTATCAACCCAAACAATTTCAACTCCTTACGATTATAATTTCGCAATAGGACTACGTAAAATAGCTAGATTCGGATACGAAAACAAAGCACAAACATTTTATGATGGTACTGAGACGAATTACAGTGATGCAGCCATTGTAGGTAAGTCAAGAGGGGTTGAATACTTATTTGAAGTAGACTA